TGCAAACGACTTTGACAATGTAGCATTATATGAGCCAGTCATAATCTTTTCTTTATGATTTTTGCCAAATGCCCATTTAACCAAGTTCTGTGCGGTGCGGCTTTTGCCATGACGAGGAGGAAGATTTACGATAAGCACATTGTAAATATCGCTTTCATAGAACTCTTGCAAGGCATTACATAGCTCTACTAAATATTGGCGGTCGGGCCTATAAAAATCCCCCTCTAGTAGATGCCAATAATAAAAGAACTCACGTCGTGCGAGCTCTCTCTTTGCTTGAACTATGATTTTATCTTGTTTAGTCATGGCCTATCAACTTCTTAATATCATCGGTAGATACACCATCGAAAGGGTTATTGACCTGAGCTTTAAGTTCCATTTCAGTTTGGTCCTTTTGTCCCAAGAACTGCTTGCCAAGAAATATTGCCATTGCTGCAGATCTATCAGCGAGTTTCCATTGCTTACGTCGTAAACTTATCTTTCCCGCACTTCTCTTTTCTGCAAAAATGTCGGAGAAAGTCTTTCCATATGTTCGCTTACACCAAGCATTGAGCGTCTTATCAGAAACACCGAGCACAAGCAGAATTTCGTCCTGTGTCGCCTGTATCTGACACATAGCTTCAAACTGTTCCTGCTTAATGACTTTTTTCGGTCTACCAGTTCTTGCCATCTCTTAACCCCCTTTCGATTTTTTCCATCTTTGATTGAGAATTTTAGGTGTGCAACAATCCCAATTTACACGATGATGCATCCTCATATGCTTATCACCCATTGCAGCAACTTTAACGCATGAAGGCGAATACATGACAGAATAAAATGACTTAACATAAGTACCACTATCGAGGTACATTTCTGTTAAGCCCCCTTTATTCTTTTGTGTCTGACCTTGATTTAACATAAAATCCATCGTCGTGAATATTAAATGCCCAGTTTCACCATATCGAACATACATAGTTGTATCTTCATTAATACGGCCATAAAACTTGAAAGGCGTATCAGTTCGACAGAAAAAACTGTTCATGGCTTTACGTAGTAATTTCTTTTTGAAGTTGCCGTTATCTACACCACCAATATAATCACCACCTTGTGCCAATGCTACTGTAATTGCACCTGTTTGGTCTAAGAACTTTACCATAGCCATAAAAATGTCATCCAGTCGTTTCGTTGTACATGACAATAGTTTGCCATTGCACTCATATCGATGAGCAAAAAGGTTATAATCATCATCCAACACTAAAAAATGGATAAGTCCCATTTCTTCGGCAATAGTATGGCAATAATTTCGAGCATAGATAACGCCTTTTAATTCTGGTTCAAGATCAGCAGTGTCTACAAGTGCTGCAGCATCTTTCTTACTAAATACACGTACAATATCTTCACCGTACTTATCAATGTAAGAGTTGCGCATATCGTCCTCATCATCAATTATGATGTATATCTTACCTGTATACCCTTGATTAATTAAAGTTTGATATGTTTTAACATTACCAGCTCGACCATGACTCAAAATAAATACTGCAAAATTATTGTCCATCATTTTCATCACCTAAAATCTCTTCAAGGCTGCTAGATAGCTGCACATACCCATTTTTAATGGCATCATCATAATCAATAATAACTAATGCTGACCGTTCCATAAGATCCTGCATTTCATCACTAGCATTTGCATAATATTCAGCAATTCGCTTGTAATTAAATTGATTATGTCGTTGTGCAGCTTTCCTGAGAAAATCCTTTTCCGTATCGCTCAGATTGCTATCTTCAATCTCCATTAACAAAGCTTCTGTTTTTAAACTTTCGAGCGGTACTACTTCGCCTGATGGCTCATATTGAGGGATATTAATATCAGTAGTATAGGTATCATCAACCTCATCAAGGGCCTCTGTATCATCTAAAAAACCGAATTCCGACATATCAATTTCAAGGATTCCTTGCAATTCTTCCATCATAGCATCAGGATCCCACGTAGCGAATTCAGATACTTTGTTATCGGCTAATCTAAATGCTTTCACCTGTTGCGGAGATAAATCATCGGCCACAATACAAGGAACAGTATCCAATCCTAACTGTTGAGCTGCTCTATATCGGGTATGACCTGCAATAATCACATTATCTGCATCAACTACGATAGGCACTTTAAAACCAAATTCTCTGATTGAATTGGCTACCGGTTGCACAGCCACATCATTATGCCTTGGATTATTGTCATACGGCTTTAATTCTGATAATTGCATTTCAACAATATTCATGATAATTCCCTTTCTATAATTTAATATATGGCGGTAGAGGTAGGATTCGAACCCACGCACGCATTACACGTCTATCTGCTTTCAAGGCAGTCCCCTTTGACCTCTTGGGTACTCTACCATGTAAATTTAGGCATGAAAAAAGGACACCTGATTCGGTGTCCTCTTCACAAAACTGTATGCAAGAAGGTGTATATAGTCGTGTCGATTTCGTCATTAGGAGCCACTTACAATTTATCGACACTATCATTATAAAACACCCATAATGACATGTAAATGACAGTTTTGTGACAATTTGTCAAGTTTCGATTGTATACAATCAAACTGCTTGGATTCCCCATATTAATAATGCCATGTCATTCTCCGCCTGTTCTAAATAGCGGTATACTGTCCGCTTTTCAACATTCAATTTGTCAGCTACAGCATCGACATCTAGCTTATCAATGTAAAAATACACTAGCGATTTAAAGTACGGTTGATTGCGATAATTACATTGTTTTCGATATACATCAAGCATATTATCGACATGCTCCAATATCAATTCTGTACGTCGCTTGCTAGCGAGAATGGATTCAACACGCAATACTCCTCTACGGTTAAACAACTCCGTTAAAAGTAACTGCAGATCAGTCGGAACGCTACTTTCAATGTCAGCTATGGCATTTTCACAATGCTCTTTGAGCTCATTGTACCCAGCCAATAGCTTTTTTGTATTCTTTCTTGCCTGCTCCCGCTTTTTAGCATGATCTTTCTCGATCCTCTGCTCATAAATTTCTATAGCCGTTTCAGTGGCTAATTTGACAACCGTATCAATATCAGTTATCACCTGCACCTGTTCCAATTCTAACACCCCCACAACCCTATAATTTGCTTTGTGTAGCTAATGAATTACGCTGCTTTTTACACCAATTAATGGATCTGTTATGAAACCCTGTTAAAAATCCTCTAATCGGAGTAAAGTCTTCTGCAGTTTCTTTTTGCAAATCATCCAAGAACTGTAATTGTAATTTAGCTTCATATTCAAGCATATTTTGTGTTTCATCCAATACCGACACAGCACCTGTAATAATCATCTCATCAGATATGTTGTATCGGCTATCTAATAATTTTAGTAGCTTAACCAACGCTATATATATTGCTCTTTTCATAGCTCCACCAACTCAGCATGATCCCATTCACTTACGCAATGTTTTGGGCTACTCCATGAAGTCCCGCCATGAGACCACGTTAACACATACCCATTTTCATATCCTGCAAAATGTCTTTTTTCTTTTGTCGTTGATGCGTTATTCCATACACGAACAGGTGTATCAACAGGAATGTTTGCCCAGTCTATAATCCCTAATTCTTTTGCAATACTTAAATATTGATTTAAATTTGTTTTAGGAAGTATATCTCTAATACAAGTAACCGTTGAATGTTTACCAACAAATTTTAAACTTCCAAATTCATTGAATTCTGGTTTTTCTATAGCCAACCATACTCTACCACAATAATCCTCAGCCAAATATCTCCAGCCATTATCATATAACTTTTGTAATAGCCAGTTCTTCCCTTGTTCATCTGTAATCATTATTTGACCTCCTGCTCCATAAGAACACCGTTAGCATCTACCTTGTATTCTTTGGTTTCAAGTACTACATAGCCAGTATTTTCATAGCCGTGTTTCTTTTCCCATTTATGAAAGATATTTGTCAATGCATCACTCAATTCATCAATATGTTCTTTCTTAACATCTGTCAAATAATCTTCGGACCACTCAGCAATCTCATCGTCAATTTGATGATTAATTATATCTTCGATTACATATTCGGCATCAACCTCCGGGATACAATAATTAGGATGTCCTATTTTTACAATGGTCGCCCCTTTTCTGTCCGGCTCATCTAAAAAATAATTATCGATTGCACCTTGTATTGTATTGCATGGTATTCCTGCGTTACCATGAACCACATCTACCCAACACCATTTATTCTTATCTTCAATTAGCATAATATACCCCCAATGTAGTCTCTACTAAATCGCATTCACTTTGGCTTGTATAGTATTCCCTAATTTCCAAGGCTTTATTACTATCGAGCTTATCTTCCATTTCATCGTAATCTTTCATGGTTATCCCCGCTCCCAACAACATTGCAACACTCCGCCAACTTACCGTTAAGCCATGGCGTGCAGGCATCTTTACTAAAAGCGCTCCACGAAGTTGTCCCTTCATTCCACGTGAAAATTTGCCCATGCTTAAATTTTGCAAAATATCGCCTTTGAGAAATTTCCGGACATTTATCCCAAACAATAACAGGCGTATCAACAGGCACTTTCGTCCAATCCACAACACCCAAATATTCAGCAACATCTATCAATTGGTTGCGTTCCTCAAAGCATGTGCATTTTACAGGCACACACGGAGAATACGCACGCAGATATTTTGTTTCATCTACGAAGAAAAATAGTGTTTCACCTTCAATTTCCGCTTTCCTATAACCGTAATCATACATTCTCTGGAATAGTTCATCTGTGAATTCTTTATTATTCATACGATCACCCCTTCAATCTTCACACCAAATCACAACATCACCGCCAGCCACATTCTCGGCGACCTCCTCGATATCAACCAAAGCTTCTACAGTAATATCAAATACTCTTACGGTCTGTTTCATATCATATCGTTCTAACTGCTTAATTAATTCCGCTACCGTCATAATTCCCTCCAGTCTAAATAAACGCCCTGTATCGCATTTAAAAATTATCGCATAAGGGGTTTTTATTATAAAAGCAATAAAATTTCATCCTATGTATAAAATTTTGAAAATTATAGCCATTCACGGCTACAGAAATATACCCATATTTTTCGTGATGTGTAAGATTACATAGTCTTCATCATCCTGAATAATCTCATCAGCCATAGTTCCGATGAACTTTCGATTGTCGTTTTCTAGCACCCCTGCTAACTGCAGCCCATCAAGAATGAACTTCTTAGCAAATGCCACATTGTCAGGATCATGCCTGGTTGATGAATGCCATTCAAACAGCAGGTCCACTTTTCCACTTATAGCCGGTATATTTTGCTCTTCACATTGTATGCGAACCTGCTCAGTACATTTCTTCTTCATGGCTGCCGCAGCTATAGTTGATCCACGTTCACAATCGATATACTCATTCAATGTCGGAAACCGGTCATGAGTTTTCTTCCGAAATCTAAACTGACATCGTAATATGATTCTCATCGGTGAGACTCTCCATTGAATATAGCCACAGCATATTCACCGCGTAGGCGGTCATACACCCGTTGACTATAATTCTTTTCAGTCCAGGCATCACTATAGTTCGTCGTAAGAATGATAGGTTTCATCCGGTTATAGCGATCAATAATGATGCTTTCAACTTTGGATGGTACCCAATCAGACTTGGAATATTCCGCACCAAAGTCATCGAGCAATAGCAATGGGATATTCCGCAGTTTTTGCTCAAATCTTAGATAAGCCACATTATCACCTTTAGACAAAGTGAGCATGGTATCTAATAGATTAGGCATTGAAATCATTAGACACCCTTTACCTAACTCCATAGCCTGTTTTAGGATACTTACCGCAATCGATGTCTTGCCGGTACCAGCTGGGCCCCTTAATATGAGGCCCTTACCGGAATCAAGATTAGTTTTCAAATTATCAGAGTACTTCTTAACCACGTCATAAGCTTCAGCGTTCTCTTTTGGAAAGCTACCGTGTTTGCGTAACCAGTCAAAATCCATATCATAATAGCGCTTAGGGATTCCAACTGCAGCATAGGTGGTGTTAACGTTAGTTTGAATGACTACTGGTTCATCATAGACCGGGTAAAAGAACTCATTTTTTACCGTGGACTCTTTGATATTCCTTTTCCCAGTCGACGTCTTCGTCCTTTCTCGAATTTTTTCGAGACACGCCTCTAGCATTGCTGTTACATTTGCTTGCTCCAAAATCCTTTTGCACCTCCTGCTTTAGATTCCCTGCCGTGACAGTTTCAACATACTTGATACTATTACCGCCATTATCCGCTGTGGTATTAATAGCAACAATGACTCGTTCTTTGCCATATGATTCAACTAGATCATCTAACCGCCCTTTAATAGTAGGTGATACAACTCCAATTGATTTCATATACAATTCGTAAATGGGTTTATTTTTTACTTCTTCATCTTCAAACATAGATAGAGGATTTTCATCTTTACAC